TGGGATCAATGAAGACATCCTGCTTGAAAGACCGCAGTGAGATCGTGTCGTACCCGTCAGCATCGATACGTGGTTTTATTTCGTACATTCTACCCGTCGCACCGAAGTCATCAACCGGACCGACCCAACCACCACGTGATCGATCAACCTCAACAGTAACTTTACCGACTGAAATCTCACGAGGCTTCAGTGCCTCAGAAGGGATGTCGATATCCAGCATTTCAATGGCAGAAACGTAAGATAATCCGATATGCACACGTGATGCAGCAAGAGGCAGTGTGATAGAACCACCGACTACATTCAGATCCTCAATCTCATTACCGTCAGCTAATACTCCAATGGCCTCGCCTTCCAGATGCTCGAGACCTGCGATGCTAGTAACCGCCAGTCGTACAACACCGCCACTAATATAATTACTAAAAGTAGACCCATCGATATTAGCTCCCGTAAGGTAATCCGTTAATTCAAAAGTGTCTGTTGTCTTATTTGATACTTTGTACCGTTGACCGTTGACCTCAGTCATTCCAATCACATCATCGATGTCGATAAGGTCATCGTTAGAAAGTCCGTGCGCGATAACCTCTACGGCAACAGGGTCTGCACCACCGATGCTGGTTATAGCCAGTGGTGTATCCAGTGATAAGCCAGAATCCACAAAGAACGAGTCCTTCACGTTCGCCGTGTTTCGAGGCTCCATGCGCTCAATATATCGAACCGTATTGTTGCCGATGATCCGCTTAACAGTCAAGTACACGGCATCACGCCCGTCTTCACTAACGGTGGCCACAGATTCAACAACACCACCAAAGTCGTGTTGATGCCAGCCCCATACTTGGTGCTCACGTTGATAAGTTAATCCCAACACCTTGCCGTCGTCTCGAACACACCACAGCACCCCGAAAGGCTCAGCAGCAAACGTCATCTCTTCAATCGTATGACCTTCAAACAGGTGCTCAGACATCAGCGACAAGTCGTTACCGGTGTACTTGTCCGAACTAAACTCATACCCCAAGTCGCGAATACGAGTGCCCTTCTCCTGAAGGTATAACGCTGTGCTGTTGATCACCACGGGTGGTACCCAGGATGAACCATTGTATGACTGTGGTTTGAATCCAACCGTAGCCGGTGTCATCACTTTGTCCGTGCCTTCCGTCATGATCCACTCACCGCCGGAGGTCAGCAGGATCAACGAGTCAAGTGGCACCAAGTGACGTATTTCATTCACCTGTCGAGCAAACAATACCTGCGTGATCGAGTCATCATCCTTCGCGGGGGTGGACAGTCGATGTGAAAGCCGGTTAGCCGTCTGCGTAGCAAACAGTGTTTGTGGCTCGTTGTTAGTGTTAGCAAATACTTGTCGCTGCTGGTAGTAACTGTTTACCGCGGGCTTGTCGTCTACTGCCGTGAACGGCTGACGATCAGAGGGAGGAGCATCACTGGTAAGCGGTGCCTTGTTGAAATCCCTAAAGCTAGACTCATTACTGTCGCCAATCCACCCATAGACACCAGTGTCGTTCGACGGATCTTTATAGATACGGTAATGATCGGCACCAGTAACATCGCCCCAGTTCAACCTAACACCGAACGTGGTAGATAATGAAGGGCATCTAATGCTAGATTCTGCTGACGGCAGTGATTCAACACCGTCGGCATCAACAGCAGTTACAACGTATCGATATACTTTACGATAGGTTCCACCACCGCTGCCTTCATTGCTAACACCGCCGCCGCCCATCGTAACAGTACCGCCGCTGACATACGCCGTGAACGCGGTAGCGTCAACGCCCGTTAACTCGAACGTCTCTGTACCGGCGGTCTGGTCATACGCAGTGACAGCACCTACTTCGAACACCTCATCATTTATTTCAGTGGTGCCTACGACATCTGAGATAATTATCTCGTTGTTAGCGTTCACAGGTCTAGCAACAGGTAGCCAGATAAAACCGAGAACAGTGGGGGTGAATGAGATCGACACCGTGCAGGGGTTGCCCAGGGTGACACCAGTAATCGTGTAAGAGGCTGTGCCCGAGAAGAGAGGGAACGGAACACTTGGTGCGTAGTCGATCGCCGTGAGAGTCCACACATCGTGATCAGTTCGAGTCAGATCGTAAGGGTCATGACTGGGGTGAGTAATTGTCATCACGTCCGCTGACTGAGCGTATATGAGCCTCGGCAGCTGTTCAGTCGTGTAGGGAGTAGTCAGCTCAAACACGCGAGCCGAAGTACCGCCAGAAGTGTATGCGGTGTACGCTGTGCCGTCGATGCCGTCAAGGGTGTACGTGTCAGTGCCGGTGACGGTAAGCTGGTAATACTTGCCGTTGAGCTCAGTCATCCCACCGATGGCACCCAGGTTCGTGGTGTCGCCCGTGGTGTAACCGTGACCGACTGCTGTTATCTCAACAGGGTTAGCCTGAGTTGCGCCGGTGATGGCTACGGTGTCTTCTACCACCAGCCCACCGTCCTTGATCACGCGCATCTTCAGATCCTCGAAGACAAGCATGTAGGTTTGTTCAGTGTTAAAGCTAAAAGGGATTAGTCGAGCGCGGTCGCTATGGCTCATCTGCTCAGCGATATAGCGTGTGCCTGGACGGTTATAAACACCACCTTGAGGTCGCACGATGAAGTTCTCGCAAAGAGCAAGACCAGTAGCGTACTTAACTAGGTCGGCACGAGAGCGAAGTGCAGGTGCAATCTCACCTGACGTAAAACTGCGTTGAGTGATCTCGGGCACGGTCTAACTCCTTACTGTAATAAAATCACTCTGTGGTTGTTCTGAATACTGCTCGTTAGCGTCTTCAACTTCAGCAGTAGTAACGTGCTGTTGATACATGGCAATCGCCGCACTTCGTAACCCAGAGCTCTTGTCACCGCCGATGATAGGCTCAGCCAGCTCAGCCGCTAAGTACCACGAGAAAGCCATGACGAAAATAGGATCAAACAGGCTGGTGTCTTCCACACGAGCTCGATAATCAACGCGAAGGGCTGCTTCGTTCGCCAAGATCACCTTGACGCCATCAACGACAGCCACCTCGTACTTGATCTGACGATCCAGATCAGGACCGTACATGTCTTCAATGCGACGAGGCCTGTAGTTAGAGTCTGTCTGAGTGAACATCTCAACGTTAGGGATCAGTCTATTGATTCCCAGGCAGTCAGTCGGATACTGATACGTGTAAGACCAGTTGAACACATCACTCGTCAGCAGTGCCAGGGGCTCAATGTAGTGAGCAAACTGCCAGTTGTGAGCACGCAGCAAGAAGTCCCTGATTACAGGATACTTCAACGAGCACTGCTGTGCCTGAAGACTTGATTCAGTCAGTGAGTTGATACTACCTGCACGGATGTTAGACAGTGCAAGGTTGCATATATCAACGACGGAAGTCACTTAAAGTGTCTCAACGTTAGTCTTTGGTGGCTCGACAAAAGTTACAGCATCTATTTCTTTTTTGTCAAAAACTTGTTTATTAGCCACGGCTTCAACCGTGTCCATATCTTGCGCCATGCGAGCTTGTTCTTCAGAAAGTGTTTCATCTTTCATTCTCTTTAGGGCTACGGGAACCTGTTCCTTCTTCTTCACCGAAGGGAAAGGCGTGTCACGGTATAACATGGGGCGCTTGCCTTCAGGATCATACAATTTACCACCCTGAAAACATGGGCTTAATACTTTATAAACGGGCATTTGTGTCTCCTAAATAAAGAAAAGAGGGTGACCGAAGCCACCCCCTCTCACTTAAGCGCCTGTAACGTTAGACTGGTTACCCATAGTAATACCGGCAGTGATCTTGCCCGTACTAGGGGCAGTGCCTGCTACGACATACTCGATGCCGAGATAACGTCCGGTAATATCTTCAGGAAGATAGTCAATGCTGATCTGCTTACCAGCCACCAAGTCTGCTAACAAAATAGTTTGTGTAACAATCTTAGTACCCAGGGCAGTCGTTGCACCGGTAGAGATGCTGATCGCCAATGACGTCAGGTTATTAAAGTCCGCAGTAACTTGGACCAGGACAGGAACCTTAGCGCCTTTACCTACGTCACGAGTGAACGCAGCTGCACCACCGTAAGGTGTTCCCGCTGCGCCTAAGTCAATGACATTGGTAGAGTCGGCTGTGGCAGTAATTGCCTGATCGTCCGAAAACAATGCTTGTGCTGAAAAAATCATAATTAAATCCTCTAAAAGTCAAACAGCTGGGTGGCCTGAACTAGCACCACCCAGTTGAATTAAACTACACGCTCTTCGCTGTTAAGCAGTGAGTCAGTTTCACGAATAGGAATACCGCGATAAGTCATTACTTCCTTACCTTCGATTTCCATAGGCTTCAGACGAACAAAGCTGTCAGAGGCTCCGGCATTAGTTGCCAGTGCGTCTAGTGCTTCGAGCACGTCACGGTTACAGTAGATCGCCATATTGCCGCCGGCAACACGACGCGTTTGCAACTTGTAGTAAGCCTTACGCAAGAAGTCATACAGAGCAACACTACCAGCTTGCATGAGACTCACGTCAACGTTCGCAACGCGAGAGACATAGCGCCAGTCTTTAACCGCTAAACCAACATGCCAAGTGAATTTCTCCTCTTTGGCGTAGTAAGGGTTGTTGCTGCCATCGAGCACACGTTGACGACCCATGTCTTCGCGTTGAACGCCTGCCATCGTACCTTTTGGATACAACAGCTGACATTGATTATCGCCCCAGGTTACGAACCAGATCGACGTATTGTCGGATCCAGTACCACCGGCATCGATGATCTGATTGCCGTTTGGTGCGCTCAAGTCATTAAAGCGTGGAGTCAGACCCATGAACTCTTCAGGATCAGAAGCCGTGTTACCGTAGAACAGTTTGGTCGAAACTTCCTGGTTCATTGCTTCCAGGTAGCTCATCGCTTCACTCAGGCGTACTGCGCCTTCATTAGTCGAAAGACCCAACAGACGCTCATCAATAGTGCTTAAGCCTTCAACGAAACCAGTGGTGTCTTCAACTTGAGCCTTGCCAGATTTACTCTGAGCAATACCCTGGTACAGACGACCCCAGGCAACAGATGGTAGACCTGTGCGAACGGTGTGCAGGTGAGTTGTGCCCTTGTTACATTCGACAGCAATAGCGTCGTCAAGAACAGGGTTCATTTCAGCAAGCATTTCGATAACTTCAATAAATTGACCGTTACCGTCTTGCAATTTGTATACGTCGATTAGATCGACAAAAGTGGCACCGAGAGTAGCCATAATAGTATTACCTCATTAAACGGGTGGGTATAAAACAGACAGTCGATCCTTTGGTGTTGTAGGAGGGGTTCCCCCACCGGGGTTGTCCTCTTTCATCAAAGCGCCGACGTTACGCATAGCGCGAATCATCTCAGGATGATTACCTATACCTGTCTCTTGTAGTAGTGCGTTGAGTGCTGGCGTTCCAATTTTCTCTAACGCTGATTGCGCAAGTGCGACAGTTTCGTCGAACTTCTCACCACCCATTTCTGGGTCAGCCTTAGATTGGTCGTGCCAGTCTTGCTTGAGCTGTTCGTATGCACCCGCTTGCTTCTCAAGTGTTTGCTGCACTAACCCAGCCGCGATATCAACGTACTTCTGCGCTTGTTCTTGGTTAAGGCCGTCGGCTTTAAAAAGCTCGGTAGCACTCGCCATAGACTCCGCTTGAAGTTCCATCTCTTCCGGTAGGGTGAAATCAGCAAACGACCCAGGGGCAATGTCGCCTTCGGAACCGCTTTCTTCTGCCGGGGACTCCTCACCCGCAGCAGTAGAACTGTCATCAGCAGGCGTATCACCCGCTGGTGGTGTGTTTGTATCAGCAGGCGTATCAGCCGCTGGTGTTGCAGCAGGGGCGTCGCCCGTTGCTGGTGTTGCTACTACTTCTTCTTCAGGTGGCATTTGTCCAGTTCTCCGTTATCATTAGCGCAAATTTATCAGGTGCTGCTTCTTTCAATTTATCAACGAGCTCCACGGCATAACCGCGTCTCCCGCTGAAGTAAGCATTCAAATGGTCGTCTCGATCAAAAACTTCATTGAAATAGCCCATGTCATTTATCATGCCAAATATCATTCGGCGAGCATTCGCGTTCGATAATACCTCAGTGATCTCGGCTGTTTCAATGTTTTCTGCATTTTCCGTGCCAACTTTGCCTTCATCACCGGGGATCATGCTGCACCCGCGCCTTGCATCAAGGTGTCGATAGTGCCGCCTTCTGTCATGTCCACATCAGATACGGTTCTGGCAGTGTCGGCCATCTGTTGACCCTGCTCCATCGCCGCTTGTTGTGCTGCTGCCTGCTGCTCTGCTGCAATGATCTGTTCAACTTCGTCATCGCTACGCACTACAGAAGGGTTCACACCCAATGCTTCAGCGTACTCATCGATCGCCTGAGCTTCATTAATCTTGTGGCGAGCGTTCGGCCATACTGCGGCCATGTTGCCAGCAAACGCGGTCAGCTGATCGATAGCACCGACAGCAACCATACGTTGCGCTTGTGCCAATACAGACACGTACTCCACCTTGAGCTCACTGTTTTGCAGTGCTTCTGGGGGTGCAGGCAATACGCCGTTCGCTTGTAGGATGTCGAAGGTGCGGTCAATCAATGGATCCAGCAACTCGGTGTGAAGTCGTTCAAGCACCGGTCCCAGCATCAATAGTTTCTCTTCGTGCTTCTCAGCCACCTCGCGAGCGGTGATCTGCTTGCGGTCGCTGTTGGCCAGCATCAGGAACAGATCCTCATAGAATGCGCGCGATATGCGCCGCTCTACTCGGTTGTTGATGCCTTCGATCGAGTTAAGGTCTGGGCGATCATCATAAATCGACCGTAGTCCTGTTTGATCCGTCGTGGCAATCTTGTCACCAGCTCGAAGGTTCTTGGCTTTGCGGATTAGCGCGGCTGGGCCTTGTAGGGGTGGATCAACAACACGATCCAACGCCTGATACAGTCGGCGCTCACCGAGCTGTAGTGTCTTAGTGTCACCCAGGCCTGTCATGCCTGGACAGTCTGTTGCGTAGATATCTTCACCGGTAACTTCCCAGCGAGGAGCCAGGATTGGGAAGGTATCAAAGCCGGACTGACGCAAAAATTGGTTGCTCTTCAGCGTGCTCGAGCCCACTTCATAGTAGACAGAGCGGTATTTCTTGTCCTTCGCCATAGGACTAATGTGGTCACGGTCGTCATTCGGTTCGATCAAGTGGACAATCTTCACAGCAGCTTCAGTGTTGCCCTTGTTCCATTGATCTTCCACGTGAGTACTACAGTTTTCAATACCGAACTCTTTCACGGTCTGACCGACGGTGTACTCATACTCGCGGTAGAACGTGTCCACCACGCTCATGCCATTCATGCCGAGCATGTAGCTGCCCACCGTATAAGGGCGGCAACGGATCACACTGTCGAAGTCTTCAAATACACCCATCGGAGCAGTGCCGAACACGCCCAATTCAGAATACACAGTGTGCAGCACGTTATACGTATTTGACTGCGCAAACACCTCATACATAATTTGCTGTACGCGGTGCAAGTATTGTGCAACATCGGCTTGCTCTTTCAGCCCAGGGTCAGACGTGCCCAGGCGAAACCATGGTCTAGCAGGCGAAGTGATACCCGCCATCATGCCTGACGCTAGTGTCCTGGAAGCAAGACGGCTTGCATTGTTAATTTGTTTGGTGTCGCGTCGATGGCCTTTGTTGTTATCTTCAACCAGGAAACGCCCCCGGTGAGACAGATGGTAATCACTCAGGTCTCGATACAACGGAATGAAGGAAGACCGTTCTGAGCTCAGCATCTTTAATCGTTTGTTGAACGTCTGGACAGTCGGCTTCATCTAGGCACCCAATAGGACTTTGGTAGGAGCATTTGCAGCAGTAGTCGTGCCACGGGTAGAGGTCAAAATAGTACTGTTTCCTGACTTGCCTTGACTCGCTCTGCGGCGACGCTTGTCTGTGTCACCGGCTGAAACGGGTTGTCCGTCAGGGGCTGTGGGTGCTTCAGGGAGTTGAGGTAGGACTTTTGGTTTTGATTTACTGCCGCACATATTAGGCACCTGTAGAAGTGTGGTTAAGCAATAGTTGTGCCAAGTTTACCGCTGTGCTTGCATTTAGTCTAGTGGGTTGTAATCGTGGTGATCCTGCGTGCGCACACCCAGTGCCGCATCATCCATGCCGCGAGCGTCCTCACGCGGTGGTACTTCATAGGCAAACGTCAGTGCTAGAGCATCACCCCAGTCGGGCGACTTCAGTCCACGCTTCTTCATGGCGTCCTTCATCTCGAGCACGAGCTGATCCTTCCGGTTGTGGCTGTACTCTCGCCCAGTCAGGTCGCTTTCAAGCTCAGGGTCATCAGGTATGGACCCGCCTTTCATCAGCCATTCACGCATACGTGCCCACATCTCAGCAGCTTTGTTCACGTTGTACTTTGGTTGGTCAGCAGTAGAACCGAAGTTCACACCGATACAGTGATATCCCAGCTGGACCATACGGTCACAGATAGGTCCACCCAGGCCTGTTTCATCGATGAACATCACATCAGGACGGTGACGCTCGTATAATGTGGTTAACAGTGACACCACGCGCATAGAGTCGCGAGACTTCTCGCCAGGGATCCTATACACCTTCTCACTCATGGCATCGCGACCGCGACGGAATTGAATCATACAGTTATCATCACCCCCGCGTGCTAGATCAACACCAGCGATGAGTGGATCATTGCCGACATACTGCCCAGCCCCTGCCTTCATTGCATTGAATACAACGTCAGCCGGTATAAACTGCATATCACTACCACGTGGGAACACACCACGCACACGCACCCTGAAGAAGTCAGAGTCTTCACCCCAGTCATCTTCCCACTGTTTGATCAGTGTCTTGTTCGTCATCTTCGCCTTGCGGCTGTCGATCTGGCGTGTATTCCACCGGTGGGATGATCGACCGAAGCACTCACGGAAGCGCCCACTGTTACGCGTCGGGTTCCCGAACACGAAGAACATAGGCTCCCCATCAGTCAGTCCGCCTTCTGCTACTTCCCAAATCTTATTGGGTACAGCTGACGCTTCGTCAAAGATGTAAAAGGGGGTGGAGGATGCACTGTGTAAGCCTGCAAATGCTTCACTGTTCTCTTCGCGACAGGTCTGAGCATCCACACGCCATGACTCAGCGTGCTCACGGTGATACAGGGACATGGAGCCGCGACCGTTGTTGTACTCGAACCAGTGGCCAACAATACAGCGTGAACGCCATTTGCCTAACTCGCCCCAGGTCTTCGTTCGCAGCTGGTCAGAGGTGTTAGCCGTCACAATGCCTTTAGCGTGCGGTCGTGTGGCCATGATCCACAGTATCAACCACGCCGTTAACGCAGACTTGCCAATACCGTGGCCAGATGATGTCGCCTCTCTGATAGGCTCAACAGGTGCTACACCGTTGAACCCACGCCTGCGTACTTCCTCACCGATCTCGTTTAAGGTGTCACGCTGCCATTCATCAGGACCATCAAAGCCTTCAAGCTCACCAACGCCCCAGTCAAAGGCCCACATGACGAACCCAAGCGGATCAGCGTAGAACTGAGCCACATCGTCAGCCAGCAGCAATTCAATGCTACCTTCACCGGCAATCAGGGTTTGTTCGATACTCAAAAGAAGGTTTCTTGATCAGGATCAGCAGCAGCAGCGTTTCGCTCCCTGCCACGCTTCAGGCGCTCCAACAGTTCAGCATTAGTGTTCACTTCCACCTTCAACTCTTTCGCGACGAAGGCGTCAACCATCTTATGCTTGCCGATGTTGACCAGGGCAGCAGTAGAAGCGGGAATGTTGCCTTGCTGCCGTGATAACGCGTGATTGTCTACAAACTCATAGAGCAACCACTCAGCATTGATTAGAGACAGATCTGTGCGTTGTGAAAGGATATAGGCGATAGCTTGTTGAACGTGAGGCTTCTCGATCAACTGGGTGCCATAGTCAGGCGAATAGCCAGATGCCTCAGCCGCTCGACGCGGGGAGCAGTCTTTCATGTACTCACTGACAAATAGTGCTTCCTTGAAGCTCAACTGAACATCAGGAACACTACCGTCAACGAGCTGGTGAGCTGATATGCGTTTCTTCATGTGCCGCAGTTTAACCCTTTGGCACGGTCTTTGCTAGAAAAATGAAACAGGGTCACCGACGTACATGTTAGCCCACCGCAGATCACGAGGGTCTCCATTGCGAAACTTCACACGCCCTTCAGGGAACTCGCCTGTCATCTTCACCCATAACAGCTTGCTCAACGGGAACACCTTCTTCTTGTGCTCTAAACGCATAGACACATAAGACTCTTCCCAGGTACCAGGGTAACACCTTATGAACTCATACCCAGCAGGCTGACCGGCAAACCGCCTATTCCAACTCTTGCCAAAACGCTCATGCTTGAACTCCGACAGAGGACGTTCTCGCCACGTCACCGAGCCGGTGATAGAGTCATAATCTATTAGCTTTGCAGCTTCGATATACTTCATACTTTTCTCCTAGTTTCATTAACTCTCTCAGAGAGTATCTCTGTCATACCCGATACAAGTTTTTAAGCCCTCCACCGGATAAATTTGCTATGTTGCGTTTTCTCTACCCTGTGACCTGGAAAACGTTGTATCGGGTATGACAAAACGCTGTAGACCACTGATACTCTAACTCTTAACTAGTATACCTATATAATCAATGTATTCCAAAGAAAAAAAAAAGACAGTAAGATCAACAAGTTACTCTGTCATACACTTACTTTGATATGTATTCCAAGAAAATCAACGTATACCAGCTCAAACCCGCGCCCTGTCTACTTATTCCAAAACGTACTCTATACTCGCCTTTCCTTATAACCAAAAACTCATGACACTCTGCTTTAAGTAACAACGCTAACCGATACCCTATAAAATCAAAGGTATGACAAAATAAAACCTTGACCCCCCCCTCCATCACGTAATACAGTGTCTGACAAATCACAGGAGAACGCCATGAGATACGCTCACTACTTCAAAACAAACAAGCAGCATTCAGTCACCATCAGCGACACCCCCAGGCCGGTCGGCGTCGTTATCAAGGTGGCTAGTAAAACGGAAGCACGGGCAGTCGCTAAACAACACAACGCAAAAGCCTGGAACTTTTAATCATGAGACGCCTAAGCAAATCAAAACTGTTAGCCCATGATCTCACCCTGGTAGCCACTCTGCTCGGTGCTAAGTTCTACGTGCACCCGTGTCGGCTCACCCTGGTTATCGTCAAGGGACCGCGTGCAGGCATGACGGACCTTGTTGACCCACCCACCCATGAAGAAGCAAAGTACTGGATTCAGGAGTTAGAAGCGTGAGTAAACTAAAAGCACTATCCAACAAGAACACCGTCACCCTGGTCTTCGGTGAATGGTTCGATAAGACTTACGGCAACACCTACTACGATGTCCTGGTGCTCATCGATGACCTTGAGTTCACCATTGCCTCGCAGTACGGCTATAACGCAGGCGACAGGCAGAGCATCGACAACGCCCTGGCCGAGTGTGGTTATCGTGTACGAGTAAACAACGAGAACAGGTGGAGACCTTACGACCAACTCAACATCAGACATTCACAGAAGCTAAAACGGGAGCTATACAAATGAGAGTTCAACAATTTATATCCGAGTACAACAACCCAATTCCTAACCAGTTCATGATTGGAGGCACTGAGTGGATCGATGGTCAAGAGCACCACGGTGTGACGTTCCAGTCCTACGACGCTAAGATCGCCTTCAGGGACAACGACGGCAAGGTGTGGCTCGACGAGAAGTACTGGACCTACAGCCGCACCACTAGCAAGTGGCGCAACAGGTTTCTTAATAGCACGACCAAAGATACCCTGGCGAAGATCAAGAGCGGTGAGTACACAATGGCTAACCTGAATGGAGGTGCACGATGAGCACGCACACTATCGAGAAGCTGAAAGCTGCGCAGCTGAGCCTTAAGAAGCTAGAACGTGAGGCGAGTAAGACCCTCGACCAGCTAGTCGTTGCTATTGCCATCAAGCAGATATGGCCGGAGGCATTCCAGGCTGGTAGCTGTAACCTACGCCGAGTAGGGTCCGGTGATGTTGGCCGCGAGGGTAGGCCCATTATCAAGAAGGCTTACCTCAGCCGTGCAGACGGTGAAACGCGTGATCTGACGAGCGAGGAGCTGTTACTCCTTGAGCCTGACACACTAATCAGTAGGAACTATGGGGTGAAGAGATGAGCACTACTTATGGTATACGTTCGAACGGAGGATACTATGACATGTCCAAAACTGAGCGCGGTGCTAAGAGCTACGCAAAGCGCCACGGCTTTGACGAGGTGTATGCACGACCTAACAATGGGTATGACCTGGACCTAGTAGCGGTTCGCATCAATGGCGAGTGGTGCCCACCAGAACACGTGTGGTACATCTACATTACCGATCTGTTTGGGGGTGAGCTGAACTACACCTACAAGCGCCGATTCGTTGTACGTGCAGCTACCGAGCGTGGTGCCGTGTGCAAGGTGTCCAAGTACACCGGACTTCGTTTCAGAAATGAGTACGATGAGGTGTATCACTCCCGTAAGAAGCTGGTCGGGTTGGTGATTGAGTCTGCCGGGTATGATGGTATATTGCACGACGAGTACTTTAACGCAGAGATCACATAGTGTTTATCAGGTGATCTTCTCACGAGGGTCACCGAGTAAACTCACAGGAGAAAGACCATGTTAAAACGAGAACTAGAAGCACGAGTAAAACTGCTAGAGGAGTCCATCGCTGTACGTCGCCTGGACTTCGACGAAGTTGAAGACCAACGCAACGATGCACTTGATAAGGTCGAAGCCTTAGAGGAGCAAATTGAAGTACAGCGCATTAATAACCGGGGGTTGCTCGAAGACATCGACCAGCTTCAGGCATTGAAGGGCACGTTCAAGGATGCCACGTTAGAGATCAACCGGATCCGTCGCGACACTAACGACGCTCGCATCATGATCTATACGATCAGAGAGACCTTCCAGGACAACAACGCGGTGTATAACGCGATGGTATGCCTGCAACAGTGTCTGAGTGGTGACCTCAGTGAGTGATCCCATCGAGAACTTGCTGAAAGCCACGGCTGAGAACAGCATCATTGTCACCACCAAAGAAACAGACATGCCCGTCGATGAGCGATCGAGCGCCTTCATGATGGCTATCCAGGCGTTGTGTGTAGTCGCCGACACACGCAATGACGAGACCTCGTTCAAGATTCAGGACTCAGACCAGGGGCCAATGATTTCCGTTGACGGGCCAATGGCCGATTCGCTGCGCATCCTAACGGGTTTGTACGTTGCCACCCTGGTGGATGTGGCGAAGATGATGGATGTTAAAACAGGCCTGAGCCATAATAACTATGAAGCCAGCTTGGACACGCTGAAGTGTCTCATTGAGCCGGTGGCCATTAACGCCAGCATGTCACGTGCAGACATCAAGTACTTGGTGACGGTTTACCTGGAAGCACTCGAGGAGACGCTAGTATGATAACGGCAAACAGACCCAAGTACGACGAGCGCGAGGAGCTCAAGCGTAAGACAGATGAGTTCCTGGCCAACGGTGGCGAGATCCAGGTGTTGGGGATCACTGAGTCCAAACAGTACTCGGGGGTGAATGAAACTGTCCAGTCCGCAGCACTCGGTAAGGCTCGTGAGAAGCGCGGCCCAGGCATCACCATCACACCAGGGAGTCGTAACCGTGGATAGTCTCGAGGTAATGCACAAGGCCGGTAGGGTGTCGGCAACAGCTCACACACCTGAGCAGATCGCCATCGCTGATCAATACCGCCATTTGGCTGTTAAGTGGTGCGCGAAGAGAACGCGGTATGATTTAGAGGCACTGCGTCAAGTCGGGATTGTATACGATCAGGGACGGAAAGGCCTATCCCTAGACAGGAGTAAACTTTGACCGATGTTTTACTCGGCTTCACCGCTTGGGGGTTCGTCTTCCTCGCGGTGTGGCTTGGTACACAATGAGTCCTTCCGCATCCATGCGACCACCTCGTCATAGTAGATTACCGCTATAACAAAGATCCAGAACCCGAACACTTCCATCACACCACCCTCATTGTCGGCTGACCATCAACCACTTTCTTCTGTTGAAGGTAGGCATCATACCGCTCACGTGCTGTCATTGTCTTATAGTACTCCGCATTCCTGAACGCCCATAACGTCACCTTCTCATAACCAGTGTGCGCCGCCAGTTTGGAGCAGAAGGTGATAGCGGATAGAACATGCCCTAGTCGGGATGGTGTCATCGCTCGCAGGTCGGTGTATTCATACTCGGAATCCTGTAGGACGCAGCTTTTCATCGCCAGGATCACATCGTTCACCGTCAGTAGATCAGACGCAAACATACCCTGCTTACGCTTAACAAACGACTCAACGCATAGCTGTATTGGTGTCTTAGATGCCTCACTGATGTCACGCAGGAAGTCAGTTACCGGTGGTGCTGTTGACGGGTTAAAGCGACTGACGTCTACGCAGTTGCGCAGGTACCAGATGCACGCGTCATCACCCCCATTGTCCATCCAGGTCCAATGATCAGCCCAGTACGCTTTCCATTCGGGCGTCATGTTGTCTTGCCCATCTCGCACGTTCAAGTCAGACCACACGCAGAAGAACCGGCGAGTGGGACCGTTCAGTCGCAAAGGGAGCTGGCTGTTAGTGGTCATGGTGCCGTTGACGATGTTGCGTACCTGGATCCGTTTGATCCCTTTCTGATTGATTGATAGTTTCTTTGGTGGTGCTGTTGCGATGGGTTTCAGCTTGTTACTGACCTCAAGCGCCTCTTTACGATCGCCCAGCTCAGCCTCGTTGATGTGCAGGTACTTGGTCCGCAATAGGTATTCTTGGAAGTCACTCAGCAGCTCGTCACCGCTGATCGTTGTAGCATTCTCACCGAGCGCCTTCATCAGTGGCGCAAGTAAAAAATCTTTGCCTGCCCCTTCGGGCGATCCGAGTAGCATCATGTGATTGATTTTGTTTTCAGGGTGTTGAACGGTGTAGGCCATCCACTCGAGCATGTGCTGCCGGTGCTCACTCCACCCCATCAGGGTCCAGTGGTTAAGCCATCTTTCTACATCACCAGCCGTACCACTCACCTCGCTGACCTCAGACCACGCGTTACCGTACACAATACCCTTCTCCTCGAAGATGCGTGGCTTCTTAGGCGCATAGTCCAGCTTATCCACCTTCTGCACTCTACCCATCTGTAAGGCGCTCTTGCGAGCTTCCTCGTCTTCATGGGCGAAGCTGTTTTGAAAGCCCTCGGGTGTATAGAAAATACCCGTGTTGTGGTCGTACAGCTGATTTTGTTCTTTGATAAAGATGACGTCGTTGAAGAACTCGTTGATCGCATCGTCACCGCTGTACCATTCAGCACGTAGCCCAGTCAGGATCGTCTTCGTGTCCTGCTTGCTCCACCCCATTAGCTGTCGCAGTTCTTCGTGATTGCTCTGTCGCTCCATCACCCCCATGTCTTCCATTACACGAAGGGCCACTGCTGCGATGTCACGCGCTTCTGAGCTCGCGGGATTGATCCGCTTTAACTCATCCATCGCCTCCTTTAACGGGTCACCGATCGTCTCAACGACGCTGGTGGGTGCGGCATCCATGAAGCTGACGGGCGCAGGCGCAGGTGCTGCGGTCGGAAGGTCTTCGAACATTTTACTGTTCTTCCAGGTCGTCAGCGTTTTTTTGAAGTCTGGGTCTTGCTCATCAACCCAATGTAAAAGGTCTCTAGCGGTACGCTCTTGACATGCCCCGTGGTGACACTTAAAACCAATAGACCGGTCTTCATTGGTGAAGATCGCTGCGCCAGAATCGTCTCCACCGGTGTGCTCTGCAACCCACGGGCAGATAATATCGAATCGACCATTACTTCGCTCCTCTTTGATATGGATCAAGTCGGGGATATTAATTAGGGGGTGATCAGGTATGGCCGCAGCACCATCGACTCGAGCCTCACGACGTGGTGCATCAAGGTTAACCTGGAAGGGCGCAGCTAGTTGTTCCAGTGTGACGGTGTTGAAGGGGTTCCACAACAACATGGCGCACTTGAACGGCTGACCATTCACAAGTTTAGACGCTTTGTTGTTGTACCCTTCAGGTAATCGGACGTACCGCGTTACCCCTTTCATGCCGGGATCTTTGCCAGCGGGAGCCAAACCATTAGCCACCAGACCATCAAGCAAGTTTTCCACTCGGCCTCGGTCGGTGCAGGGTGTATCGAGAATGTACCCCCACTGCTCTGACCCTGGTGACGTCTCGAGGATCCACGACGGTGATGGCAGCTTTTCAACTTCCACCATGTCTAGCTTTTCCTTCACGTCATCGAGCACAATCACCCGAGTATGACGAAAGAGAACCTTACGACGGCGAGCAATCCCCTGGGCATCACCGTAGAAATGGCTGATCGTGAAGTACTGGTTGCTCACCGGTTTGAATTGACAGCGACTAAAGTAGTCACCCTTCCAGGCAGCTAAGTGGAGCCCTTTCGGGATGTTGCTCGGGTCTTCTGTAAAATCTGTGACGTGAGTAAATGGTGTGTCGTCGGCGAATATCGCCCTCAAAAAGTTCTCATTAGAGACTGTTGGCATGATTATTGCTCTTTCTTTTGCGTTTCGTTACACTATGCCAGTCAGTAGCTCTGTTGCTGGCTTTCTCCTAGCGTGAGTACAGCCGTCACCTTTCGGGGTGGCGGTCTCTCAGTCTATCATATTTGGTTTTTGTTCCAACGTTGACCTCCATTCCTCACACGGTTGCGGATCGTCTTGTGGATAGTGCATCTCAAGCAAGCTGCCATTCTTATCGTCCCATTCCTCCAGCACGTTATTGCAACGGGGTTCATCCTGGTACCAGTACCACAACCCATCAGGGTCACACGCGAGCCAGTTGGCCCACTCAGGAGCGTCTTCCCACTCCGGTTTAGTGTTGTCATCTAGGAATTCAGTCACTGCTTCTTCTCCTATGGGAGTACACATTATAGTCATCACCGTACCGCTTTAAAGCATCTATTGCAGTAAGGTCAGGGACCACGGTGCTGCTATGTTTACCGGTGGTCGAGTGAACGAGCACCCGGACACCGCAAAAATAAACTAGTTTCTTTGGCAGCTTTCTAACAAGCCAGTGCCAAAATTCTTCTTTAATCACTACATATCTTCTCATTTGTCAATCCCTTCAGTGGTAAAGTTAGCCGAATTCGGTTAAGTATTAGCTGAATCAGCTAAGTTCGGTTAAGTACTTTTCAAATAAAGAGTAAGTACTAAAGTTAAAAGATCGTTTACCGCAGCTTCCAGCGAATGATCCGTGCATGAGAGGGCACCGCTTGACACCTGATAACCCTCCCTGACTTTACTTATTCCAACAGAAGGGGTCACGTTAGCTCTCAAATCACAAAGCATTATCATTTGTGCTTGTAGGCTTCTGGGATTTTGTGGCTTTGCTTTCTTCATCATTTGTTACCTGCTCTAATAATTCACCAAGGGGAAACACCAGCTCATTGGCGATGTACACAGCCTGATCAAGGCTACCCGTCGCATTGCTGACGATCTTCATCAGCTCGTCATCGATGAGGACTTCGAGCGTGTGACCATCTATCTCAACCTGCACTATCATCATTCGTTACCTCTGGGTTAATACTTCTCACTACCCTTTATATAGTAGTAATTCTTCTTGCTTACCTTCTTACAACAGGGGCAGCTTACTCTGCCTGATATATAATAAGCCGACCACTGGTGGTCACAACAAAGTTGCTTAACCCACACCCATAAGACTTTCATCATTCGTTACCTCTGGGTTAAAAGCCTATCTAAACCAGCCCGTGAAAGGGAAAAGTCGCCCTCTGAACTCGTAGGAAAACAGCCCTAAATGGTCTATGGATTTGTAGCCACTTTTATCTACATGATAAGACTGCAACCATATAACAGCTCTTGAGCGATGTATTGGTCGCCAAGTCGTAACAATCATCGGTCTCCATGCGTACTTACTCATCACTCGTTACCCCTGGGTTGTGGTTTGCATTCACGCCACCAGTCTGCTCATCTGGTGAGCATTTGTTTATTTTGATTAGCTCTTGGCATTTCTCAGCATAACCGCTTGCTTGATCAAAGTGCATATCACATTTAAGGCAATCATGCTCATCGTGCATTCTGCATTTCATTTCTCATCTTCCGGATTAAGCCCTTGGCAGCAGTCAACGTAACTGCAAGTGTAGTTATTTTGGTCAAGCGGTGCGTAGGCACCACACTGGCTACAGGTGGCGGGGAATTGACTTGCCTGCTGTATTCCAAGAATACTGGCGTCGATTATTCTTTCAAGTCGAAAGACTCTGGTTTCAATAGAAGCTAGGTATTGTTTTGTCTGGTTATCCATCATTCGTTACCTCTGGTTATACTTTTGGAAGTGGTATCCACCCATCTAATTTGTTTTCCCTTCTTACTGGAATTTCAAAGCTCTTACCATCGTCAAGCATCCAGCCATTAGCTTCTTCATCCCAACATACAACAGCCCAGAGACCGTCGAATTGCTGCCCATGTATAAGAATATACGTCCCATCTTTTGGGGCTTCAGACAAGGGCAATAACTCACCATTGTTGGAACTCGTTTGCTCTACACCTACTTCAAAGAAGCCGTTATTATCACCAACACCTTCACACTCAACTTTCTTCATGCCCATCATTCATTCCCCTACGTTAGTGTTTGGTCACAGTAATCCTTCAGTGTGTGAATGTCAAACATTGTGTTGACAGCCACCTCTTTGTGTGAAAAGATTCAACCTCTAATACGGATCACAGGAACCATTAACCATGCCCCAGCCACTCGATACAGCTCTTAGTGTAAGAGCAAACGATCAGTCGCTTATTAAGTTCAAAGCGAGATGTAACCAAATGAACAGACGGTATCAAGACGTGCTGCGCGAAATGATCGATGCGTTCGTTGATGACCGGTTATTCATCAAGTCCACCAATGACTCACAAAAAGGAACGTACTATGTCGATTGAAAACAGTCTGAAACGTATCGCTGATGCCCTCGAGCTTCTTGCTGCGGAAGGACCAGCGTCAGTATCAACCCCCGAGCCCGAGCCTGCTCCTGCTCCCGCACCTGCACCTGCACCTGCTCCGGCACCTGCTCCTGCTCCTGCTCCGGCACCTGCTCCTGCACCTGCACCTGCTCCTGCACCTGCTCCGGCACCTGCGGCATCAGCCCCTTTGACCGTTAACGAGTTAAACCAAGCACTGTTGGCAGAGATGCCTCGTCTCGGTGGTCGTGGTCCGATCGATGAAGTAATGAAGATTCAGTTCAACGTTACCTCGATCAGCGAGCTTTCTGCTGAGCAGTATCAGGCGTTAGTTGATGCCGTGAAAGCAGTAGCAGTGTAATGAGTATCCACGCTAGGTTAGGGCCAAGCAACCAACGGTGGCCCAACTGCCCTGGTAGTATCCGTGAGGAGGCTTTCTACCCTGATGTGTCCGGCGAAGCTGCGATCGATGGTACGGGTAGCCACCTCTTGTTGGAGCTCTGCCTGATACACGGTGTACGTGCTGAAGCCTATGACCGGCAGATCATCGGTGCTAACCATGAAGACAACCCTAATGGGTGGATGGTATCACCGGACCGGATTGATCGAGTACAAGAGTGCCTGGACTATATTGAGGCACGTGTTGAAAAGCTGAAGGATGAATTCCCTACTCACGAGGTAGTGGTTGAAGCTGAAAGTCATTCCGATCCAGGCGCTATGTTCAGTCGAGATGACTGGAACGGCACGGTCGATGTAACCATCATGGTCAGTGATGATCTACGGTGTCACTACATTGAGATTATCGACTACAAAGATGGTCGCATGTATGTTGACCCGAAGGGGAACACTCAGCTGGTTGCATACCTGGGCGGGAAGATCCGTAAGTGGATCGCTTCTGGGCCTGATTTAATCATACCGCTCAAACCGCACAAGGTAGAAAAGTGTGTTCTCACCATTGTCCAACCTAAGACGAACCCCACTGTGCGCTCTGACAAGCCGTCAATCACTGAGGTAATCACTCAGCTTGATGACTTGTCCGCGGCCGCTAGTCTTACTGATCACCCTGAAGCACCATTGATTGCTGATGGGAAGGGTGGCAAAGGCTACTGCAAGTGGTGCCGTCACAAATCCAACTGCACCGCTGGATCACAGCAGAGCATTGAGAAGGTAAAAGAAATGAGCACGAATATAAAAGTATTAAGTGACCTCGAAAGTGTCGCTGTCGCTGATCTCACCACGCTGGAAAGCAAGCAGCTTGTCGCGTTGTCCGACGTTAAGGATGACATGATGGCCTTGTTTACCCGGATTGATGTGGAGCTCGAGCGTCGTCTTGACGAAGGTGTTGATGTACCGGGGCGTGCAATGAAGCCCGGTAAAGGATCGAACGTTTGGAACAGTGACGAAGAAGCCATTGCCAAAATGTTGAAAGGGCGTAAGTTTAGAAAGGATGACATCTATCCAGCGAAACTAATCTCACCGGCTCAGGTGTTGAAGTCCGACTTGCTCACTGCCCAGCAGAAAGAGACCATCCAAAAAGAATTCATCACCTATAAAGAGGGCACGAAGAAGCTCACTAAGGTTGATGTTGTTGAAAACCAAGCCGAGCTCATGTTCGGTGACGTGGCCCCTTCGTTGTTTGAAGAGCCCCCTGTTAGTTTTATCTAGGAGATAGTTATGAGAGTTACTGGTATCGCACGTTACGTGCATGTCATCACCCCGTCTGCACCGAAAGGCTCAGACAAACCAAAATACAGTGCTAACGTGCTGGTTCACAAGAGTGATCCGCAGGTGCCCATCATCACCGCTGCTGTTGAAGAAGCGAAGCTGAAGGGATTTCCGTCGGGTTTCCCCAATGGTGGTCATTCTTGTTGGAGCGATCTGGCGATCACCGAGCCTGAGAACGCTGCGACTCGTGACTACATGAGCCTATCAACCAGCACCAATATCGCCAACGGTAGACCACACTTTGTGGATGATGCTCAGTTACAGCCAATCATCGACCCTGGTGCTGATGACGCGACAACAGGCAAGATCATTCATGTCGATATCGGCATCGCCTCATACGATCAAGTCAGTAAAGGCGTGAAAGCCTACCTGAATGGTGCGTGTGTGACTCAAACTGTTGGTGTTATCCCTCGTGAAGTACTGTCAAGCAAGCCGTCAGCTGAACAAATGTTTGCCGGTCTCAACGGGGCACCACCCATGGCACCACCCATGGCACCACCCATGGCAGCACCTGCACCTGTGGCACCTGCACCTGTGGCACCTGCACCTGTGGCACCTGCACCTGTGGCACCCGCTCCACCCGCTCCTATGGCACCACCAGCGGCAGCACCTCAGCCTCAGTTCGTGATGACCCC